CTTAGCCATGAATCTGATTTTAAATCTGCCTCCCATCTACTCGTGATGTTTTTTTCCATCTCCACCTCATAGTTGGCAATTAATTCTTTTATTTTTCTTTCTGCCTCTAATTTTTCTTCAGCAGATGTATGTAAATTATCTACGACACCACCTATGCCTTTTACAAGATCAGCAGCTCCTCCTGAAAATATTTTACCCAGCATTATTCGCCGTTTTTATTTTTATTTCTTTTGGTTTTACCGTATGCTTTGGTTTTGAACTAAATCTTTTGGATTTTTTTGTTGTTTTTCTTTTTGTCATAATTTAATTTTTAATATCCACCCCCGCCGCCTCCGGAATTACCTTGTGGTGGTGTTGCTTGTGGTCGTGGTTGTTGTCGTGGTTGTCGTGCAATAGGTGCATTTGAATTCAATGGCATACCAGTCGCTTGTAAATGATTAGCTCCTCCCATATAACCTCTTTGACCTTGCCAATTATGCGTATGATAACCACTAAGTCCATTAGACCTTGCCCAGGCTAAAGCTTCTCCTATTGTTGTAAACAAAGGAATACCACCTATTGTTGTTAGTATAGCCATAATTTTATTTTTAAACAGTTCCTTTTTTCGCATCTATTTCCCATGGAAAACTTGGGTCACCAGCTTCTTTCCATTCCCCATCAACTAATATAGAGTCAACACCATCGATATCCATTCTAGCAAATTGCTCGCCATTATAAGTGACGCTATGGTCATCATAAGCAATTTTACCAATTTTTATATCAGTGGCATGTCTCATTTCTTCGTTAATAGTTTGTTTGTCCTGAAAACTACCAGGTACTATATTTTCATTTATATATATAGTTCCATCCATATTAGCTTCACCCATAACGCCTTCTTGTAATGGTACTCTAATAACAGGTGTACCAGGTACAGAGCCCACGTCTCCAGCTTGCTTGCCAAAACGCATTTTCGTTTTGATTTCGCCGCCAGTAGCTTCTAGTCCTCTGTTTCTACCTAGTTTGAATCCCATTATGCCCCGTAATATCCTTTCTGATAATCTTTAGCCATAGATGGTTTGCTGTGCCTTTGAAATGCGGCTGATTTAGATCTTCCATCCTTCATGTCTGTATTACCTTCAGATTTTGGATTTACCTTACCTTTTCTACTAGTTGCTGTAATACCCATTTTTGGGTATGGATTTTTCATTTTAAATAGTCCCATTTATCTGTCTTTATCTTTTATCATATCATCTATAGCTTTGTTATAAACTTTGTCTGTATATGATTTGTTATTGTAAAATACACTTCTCTCTGAAGTGGGTAAGTCTTCCTCACCTAATAGGATTCTATATATCCTACTTATTATTTGAGAACATTTCCACGAGGTCTTGAATACGGAGTACATTATAGTTGTTCTATTACGATG